CGGACCTGAGCTTACCTCTATGCCAAGCTAAGAACGAAGCTGCTCGGCCATGGAGGCTGTTAACGGTTTCAGGGACTGCTTCCAAAAGGGAAAGCAAACCTTCATTAACCGCGGACAGAAGGTAACGGAAAGGCGCCTCCAACGGGGTCGCCACCCGAACCTTAAAGCCCCTCTCCTCAATCTGGACTTGCCGACAGCGCGGACTCGACGAGAGGTCTATGGATTCCCAGGACGCAGCAAGCGAGAAGAGAACTTCCCGCTTAGCTTCCCAGTCTTCCAATGAAAGACCTGAGTCCTTGTCGAAGGGAAACAGAAGGGAAACCAGAGGTTGTGTCTTAACAAACCTCCCGGTCAACCTAGCTTCCGAATCGACTAATCTTACCCTACAAGATTCGACGTCAAACACCTTGGGGCAAGCCCCGACGACGAATGAGGGTAACGCTGCGGCTGCTTCTTGCAAACCGATCCATGTAACTTCACGTCCGGAATAAGCTTCAGTTAGCTCCCGGATCTCCCCGGCGGCGCCACCTTGGTCAGCCCCCATTAGGAAAGAGGCTGACGCGCCAACCGCGCCGAAATTCCCTTGGAAGGAGGAGCCAAAATGGCTCCTAACAAACTTCCGGAACTTCTGGCGTATCGCCGGGCTCGTCCTAAAACAGGACTGGGAAAGATCCCAATGCTCTTGAAGAGCAGAGCGGACGACAGAGGCTGTCGGCCCCCGCAGCGACCGGGAAACACGCGAGACCTGGTGATAGATCCTGCGTCTCTCCATGACTGAAGAGCCAGGAGGCAGCGGGACAGAAGGAAAACCCTTCCAACCGCCGCTCCTAGGTTTGATCGCATGCTGCCGACAGTTCGTGAAGTAGGCTTTCGCGGTACGCATTTGGGTCTCTATGCTACCGCTAGCCGCGACCTTCTTTAGAAGGACCGTCGACCAACTATATAGGTCGCGGCGCCAGCCAACATGGTCATGCCATAAAATAAGGACCTCTATACAACATGAGAGGCCTTTCGAGAGGTCATCCAATCCTAACCTCTCTCCTTCCTTGAACAGCTCTCTACGCCGGTTCACCGCCCGGCTAGCCACTAAGATGTCGTGGCCAAGAGCATCAGAATGAGGACGTCTCCCCACCCCATTGTTTCGTACAGTTCGAAACTTAGTAGACCTATGGGGTTCCCGGGTACTAGTCGGCCTAGACTAGCACCCATACGGGGGGTGAGCCTTAGCCGCCTCCCGACCTTCCGCCCCGAAGGTACAGGGGAGTGACGTGAAGCAGGGTACGACTTGCGATCCCGGTCCAGGTCTACTCCGCCCACGGAAGTCC